CACCCTGATCTACGCAAAGCAGGACCAGACGGACCTGCGCATGGAATACAGCCGGGTCTACGCCTGCTGATTATTCAGCAGGTTCCGGCTCCGTGGGCGCCTGCCACGTTTCGGTCATCAGCACCGCACCGCTCATGTCGGTGATGTGACAGCTGACGAAATCCGTGTCCGGGCTCTGGCCGTAGGCATAGGCACCAAGGTATGCGTGGAACCCCTGTTTGGCTCCTTCGTAGGTATCTTTCACCACGATACCCTTTTCAATGGTTCCTTTGGTCTGTTTGATTTGGTGAAGGAAAAATTTGTTCATGGGTTTACCTTCTTTCTCCCCGGTTCGCCGGGGTCATTTTTTTTGTGGGTCACTACTTCGTAATACAGCAATTTAATGGGCAAAAATACCGTAGATAAACACATAAACACTTGCTCCCGGCGAACCGATAAATTTTGAATCATATGATGTATCTGAAACATATTTTACATCAATTTCAAGCGGATTTGAACCAACATATGTGTGGATTTCCATACCCGTTTCCTGCATAAATGAGTTTCGGGAAACAATGCTTGTGCCTTTTATCCATCCATTAATTAATGGTGTAACAGCAATTAAGTCATAATCGGAAAACTTGCGACCATTGTACGTTTTGCGAGTTACATATGCATCTGTAATTTGTTGTGCCTGTGCAAGCGTAAAATAGCCTTTTCTGTTGTCTAAGTCACTAATATTGCTGTTTAACGCATTAACAGCACCGCCGGGAATGGGGGCCGTCTGGGTGAAATACGTGTTGTCGATTGCCGTGTTCGCAGGGATGGCCTTGCTGGCGGTATACTCTCCGTCAGACCTTCCGGTGATCTGAGAGTTGATCAGCTGGAAATACGCTCCTGCCGGGATGGCATCCGCAGAAACATTGCCGTCTACGACATAGGACATTGCCGTCCGCTGCTTCGCAATGCTTTCATTTACAGCTGCAGCTGCAGGGACTCCAAGGTTCCGCTGCACCTGTGCCTGCTGGGCGCCCGTCAGCGTCTGCTCGCTGATGGTCACGACGTCCCGCTTCAGCTTGTCCTTGAGGTTCGCGCCGTACAGGATCTCGGTGTAGATCGGCACGGTGCTGCCATCGATAAACTCCAGGCCGTGCTCGCTGACCGCGTACTCGTTCTCGATGCTGAGCGCATTGGTCACCGGCTCCTGGCGCTCCAGGTAAATGTAATTCTCATCGAACGTATACGCCCGTCCGGAAGCCTCCGCGCTGGCCCGGTTCTCTTCGGTATACTCCAGGCGCGTGATCCGGGAGTATGCGATCGCGTGCACGAAATCAATCTCATCGTACACATCGCCAACCGCCAGGAAACCATACGGGAACATCAGCGTCATCAGGCCGCTCAGGTCCACAGCGCTCTCGGTGTAGGTCTCGAAGGCTCCGCTGTATCCCTCCGTCCAGTCGCTCCAGGTCGTATAGATCGCCGTGTCACTCCCGCCGCCTGTCACGAACACATAGCCGTCAGAGGGCACCATGAAAAGCCCGTCCTCGTCCGGAGTGATCGCCGTCTGGGCGCCGGTCAAGGTCTCGCTGAATGCCAGGCTGGTGTAGGTGCCGTCGATGCGGTACCCGTAGAACTCGGAATAATGGACCACGCGGGCCCGTCCGAGGCCCTGCCGGTAGAGGTTCCATCCGGTGGCCTTCAGGGCGCTGGGAGTCGCCACCGTGATCGTGCCCCGCTGCTCTTTGACATACGTGACCACGATCTGATCGCCCGCGATGGGCACGTTGCTGACGGTGATGCCGTAGATCGCCGGGTCAGCGCTCCAGTCCGTGGTATACGTCAGGGTGATGGTCCCGGACTGTGTCACATAACCCACAAAAATAGCCCGGTCAATGGTTGCTGTGATAGGGTCAGGGGCCGTCCGGGGTGCCGCATTGATGGACACGACCACGCTGCTGCTCCCATCCCATGTCATGGTGATCACATCGCCGTCTACCGGGTCGTTGCTGATGGTCAGGCCGTACAGGGCCGGGTTCTCGGTCCAGCCGTCGATCTCATCATAGGTCAGGGTATAAGTCCCGGCCGTGCCAACGTACGCCTCAAATGTCGCCTCATCGATGGTCGCGGTAATCGCCGGAGGAGCAGACCGGGGCATGGCGTTTACGACCATGTTCAGCCTCTCCGCCACGTATCCGCTGCGGACCATGTTGCCCCGCAGCCGCTGGGCCCATGCGTTGCCGTCAGACAGCGACCCGCTGCCGGCGGTCGTCCGGATCATGAAGCTGGCGTCCACCTGTTCAGAGTCCTCGCTGTACAGGTTGTCCGCGTAGGGCACCCGTTCCATTTTGACGTTGCCGTTCGCGTCCGGGGCGATGTCGTTGACCGTCTTCACACGTCCGGCTTCCAGGCTGTCAATGTGCTGTTTGATGGTCTCAGTGTCGCCGGGCTTGTAGGGAATGTCCGCCGCTGTCTCGTTTTCGAGGGCGGTCACATCGCTCTGCAGGTCGCTCACATCGCCCTTGACGGCGTCAATGGCCGTCTTGACAGTGGTGGTGTCGGTCCCGCTCATGGCGATCTGGTCAGCCGTCCGCATGGCGCCGGTGTTCAGTGCCTGGGCGATGGTCTGAGATCCGGCGGAGGAATCCACAGGGATGTCCGCGCCAGTCCTTGCGGCGACTTCGTCCACGGCGGCCTTGACAGTCCTGCTGTCGGTCGCGCTCATGGCGGTATCAGCGCCGGTCACCAGGATCAGCCCCTGGGCGTCCGCCCGCTGGCCGTTGACTGTCACCGCCGTCTGAATCTCCGATTTGTCCGCCTTCAGGTCCAGCGCATCGCCGACTGCTTTGGCGTCAGCCGCTTCTCCGCTGATGCTCAGCGTCGCATCGATGGGGACGGTGATCACCTCAGCCGCCTGCACCTGGTCCTCGATGATTACGTTCAGATCGTTCGCCATCTTGTTATACCTCCCCGTAAATATCTGCGATTGTCAGCCCGCTCTGGATGACCGTCCGGACAACATCGCCCTCGATCATCCGCACCCCTGCCGTCAGCGCATCCACGCAGCGCCCTTCAGGAGGCGTCCCGTTCCACCGGGGCGCGATGTTGTACCGGCGCTCCGTCTGGTAGCTTCCGTTGTCCCACTGATCTGTGTCGTTGTTGTGGAACTCAATCAGCACCACGCCGTCCCCAAGGCCCCACTGATCGTCCAGCCGGTAGAACCGCTGCAGCACGACCTCGTTCTGGGCGTTGCGGATGGTGAACAGCATCCGGTCGTCAGCCGTCCAGGCCTCGCCGTCCGCCCGGGTGGCCCGGACGTAGAAGCTGCCGGTGTCGCCCCGGTGCATCGTGATCTCGCTGGTCTCGCTGTTAACGTTAAACATTGTTTTCCGCCCCCTTTTTCATGCAGACGGAAAGGGTGCCCTCCGTCGTGCTCAGGTGTGTACACATGGTATAACCTTCGTAGGTGTCTTCCATGTCCCCGTATTCAAAGACGATCTTTTCCGTCTTCCCTGGATCAAGAAAAAGCGCCGCCGCTTCCGGCAGCGTCATCCCAGGCACCCACAGCCATAGGTAACCGGAGGCGAAGCCGGCCTCCCCGTTTTCGATGGTTGTGCCGTCATTCAGCATTAACCGCCGACCCGTTTTCGCTTCCGGCATTTTCCATTTCCTCCAATCTTTTGTAAACGTCACGCAAGTCATAAAGTGTTTGTAACAGGATTTCCATATTGTCCTTTGTTGGCTTGATTTGTAAGTTTTGCAACCTGTCAAAGCACAGCGAAAGAGTTACTTTCATGTCTACCATTCAAACGCCACCTTTACTGTGACCACCCAAGGACAGCAATGTTTTGTCCGCTACGGTTTGTCGCATTATGACTCGTGATTTCATGGCCTAAGTATGTCATTCGGCCATTGCTTCCTATTGTAAACCCGGTCGCTTGAAGCACGGTTGCCCACAACTTCGCCGCTTGTGTTGTTCCGCTTGTCAAGTTTGAAATGGTTGCGTTCGTTGCACTCAATTCGCTTGCTGTGACGTATCCGGACAAATTGATCTTCGATGCCTGGATCTTGACCTCTTCCGCCGTCTGGTTGATGGCGCTGACAACTCCGTTTTTGTTTACCTTCAGTTCGATTTCATCGGAGTTTACCTTTATCCTTGCGCTCAGCCGGTTCTCCGTGTCTGTGACCTCCTGCCGGATCTCCCGGGCCGTAACTGTGATCCGTCCGGAGAGATCGGTGTCTGCGCCCTGGCGCTCCCGCACCTCCTGCGTGATCCTGTCGGCCTGGACATTGATCCTGCCCTGCAGGATGGAGTCTCCGTTCTGGCGGTTTGCTACCTCTGCCGTGATCCTGTCGGCCTGAACAGTGATCCGGCCGCTCAGGGCGTTGTCTGCGTTCTCGCGGTTGACCGCCTCCAACAGGATCCGCTCCTCGTTGGCGTCAATCTGTGTTTCATGGGTCACCAGCTCGTTCTCTGTGTAGACCACGCGCTGGTGGATTCCTTGCCCGTCCACGAAGATCGAAGCCACCCGGCTCCAGTCTTTGTCAGCTCCGGGACCGGCGACAGCTTCGGCAACCAGGCCGACGTGCTCTTCTGTGTCAACAAACCAGGCATGATCCTCGCCGGCCTTTTTCGCTCCGGCGCGGCCTCCCCTTGCGCTTGCCGACTCCTGCTGACGGATGATGCTGGCCACGTCCTGCAGCTCGTTCGCCAAGGTGACCGTCACCGTCATCGGGTCGTTGATGATGTCTGTGTAACTCAGCTTCGTGACCCGTTCATTGATCTGTGTGCTGAACTCCGGCAGCGGGACCCGGCAGATCTTGCCGATGGTAAACGTGTCCAGCGGTTCGCCGGTAGCCTCTTCCAGGTCGAGTCCGCTGATGGTCACTGTAACGAATGGCTCACAGTGTTTCTTGAGCCTCTCCTGTGCCCAGGCCCTCAGCTTGCCCTCAGTGTCCTTGCTTTGGTCTGTTTCGACCTTGCAGATCACTCCGTAAATGTTTTCATTCGCGGATACGTAATCCCCGGAAATGTGGAGATCATCTTTCCCTATGGGATAGTGGCGGGTGTACATCCGGCTCCGGTCGATGGTCTTCCGGAGGGTCTTGATGTTCCTGTCCATCCGCATCTCGGAGTGCACGGTGTCGTCCATCCGGCGGATGTACAGCCGGAAAGGATAGCTGCTGAAATCATACTCCCAGATGCAGCTGTCAAGGCTGCTCGACACCGTTTCAATTGAAGCAAACAGGTCGTCGCCGTTGAAGCTGTAAGGGTTCGAGTCGTTATACTCAATGTCACCGAGGATCCAGTCATCCTGATAAGCCAGGATGTAATTGACTGTCTGCCTGCACCCGGCATTCTCTCCGCCGCTGATATCTTTGGTCTTGGTCTCGCCGAACATCAGCCGGTCTTTCAGTGCGCTTATGATGTGCTCCAGCTGCACCGTGCGGGTGTTTGTGTCGTACTGGGTGTCAATGCTCTTGACCCGCCACACAATGCCGCCAGCCGGGCCGTCCTCCATCTGCAGCCAGTTCCCAACGCTGAGCACCGGAGCGCGGTCACTCAGGGTCAGGCTTGCCGTGCTCGTGCGCTCGGCCAGCTGGAGGCTGATCCGCTCGGCCTGGAACCGGTCAAGCACCTCCAGGCTGTGCTCTCGCAAAAGTTTGATCATAAGTATCTCGCCCTCCAGCTAACTGTCACGCGACAGGCACGCGAGGCGCTGAATGTGCAATTCTGAGATCCAGGCGACACCAGGAAGTCATCTGCACCGCTGCGGTACGCCATCGCGCTCCGGTAGCTTCCAGGCCTGCGGATACGGATGCGGACAAGGCCGTCCAGGTGATCTACAACCAGCGCCTCACCTCCGGCGAGTCCGAGGTTGCCGAAAAACATTGTTTTGTTTCCGATGTTGATGGTCACATCATTGATGGTCATGCCGGACACATTGACAACTTCGGCGTCAAACTGCGTATCGGCGCTTCCATCAACCACAACCAGCCGCCCGCCGGCCATTGATCCGCCGGAGAGCTGGGCGCTTTGCGCGGTTTCCTGCTCCCAGAAGGGCACGGTGTACGCCCTGAACGTCAGTGTGAACTCTTTGGCGAACTCCCTCATGCTCCCCTCTCCTGGGGCCTGCACAAGCACCACAGACAGCCGCCGATCCGGCTTATAGTTCAGCGTGAGATATCCGCCGGGCCTCGCCCATGCAATGACCCGCTCAAGCAGCTGCGACCGCTCGATCATCCCGGCATCGCTCTTCCCATGCTGAAGAAGAGAAAAGCGGACAACGATGTCAACCGTTGACCGCCTGTTGAACGTGATCCGCTGGCCAAATCCGCCGGCGGTATCTGTCGCGCCTATATTTTCCCGGCCCTCTCCGGGCTCGATCCCGTTGATCACTATGCGGCTGTCAAGCTCATCCAACCAAACGCCATTCAGCGCAACCCGTCGAGTCAATAGCATCCTCTCACCTCACTCAGTTCACATCGCGAGCTATATACTGGCTCACATACGGTGCGACAAGACTGCCGACCGTCTGGCCGTCCAGGGAAACCCGGATGCCGCTGACGCCGTTTCTGACCGCCGAAGACATGAGCCCAGGCAGGGCGCGGAAACCCTGGATGTCTCCGCTTGTGAGCTGGTTCGGATTCTTCCACCATGTGCTCGGGAGATCCTGCCAGTCCATCGCGTTGAATCCTTCAGAGTTCTTGTTCTCGTTCCAGCTGGCCATCAGGCGCTCCAGCCATCCGGAGATATCGCCCAACAGCTTCTCATTGCCGGCGAAGGCATCTTCCATGCCGAACATGGCCTCGTTGTAGTCGGTGTCTGTGATCTTGCCTTCCGCCCAGTCGCGCATGGCATCCCATGCGGCATTGGCGGCCGCCTGCTGTTCCGGTGTAGCATCGAACCGCGCCCTCTTCACGGGAGCGATCAGGCCTGTCGTCGCGACGTCCGTGGACGGCTCTACTACCTTCCCGAAGTCTCCGGAAAACGCACGGCTCAGCACATCCCTCGGTGAATATCCGGCGGCCTTGGATACATCCTTCAGTTCGTCCTGCTTCTCTTCCGGGAGCTCGTTGAACTCCTGTTCAAACTCTGTCGGCTTCGGGAGCCCTTCGGAAATGAGCTGCAGCACAGGGTACAACAGCAGGAGTGTCGCGGAGATCGTCCCCAGCGTAGACAGGAGGCTTGTACCGCCGACACCGCCCATGATCGAACCGAGGCCGTTCGCCGCACTGCCTGTGAGCGCAGACCCGGATATGATTTTGAAGTTCGCCGCCAGCTGTCCGATGGTGTTCACGAAATCCAGGGCCTTCCCTGTTGCCCAGATGGCAAACAGGCCCTCAAAGAATAGTTTGATCTGATCCAGGCTTCCGGGCTCCGTGATCCACTCCAGCACATCACTCAGCCCGGACATGATGTTGCCCAGCAGCCTCACGTAGCCGTTCTCGCTGCCCTGCATTTCCTTCCCGGCTTCGTCCAGCGCTTCCGCAGCCTTCTTGATGGCCTCGCCGATCTTGGTGAAGGCTGCCACAATGTTCTCCTCGAACTTCTTGATGGCCTCTTCGCGCTCCGCCTCCGTATCGGCGTCCATGAACTCGATCAGCGCATCCAGGGCCCCCTGGGCGTTGCTCGTCAGGTCGAGGGCCAGCTTGCCGAAGATCTTCGTTTCTACGGACTCCTTGAAAGCGTTCCATTTCTCCTGCAGGAGGCCGACTGTGTTGTACAGTTCGCCCATGGTCTGCAGTTCGTCATTTGTGAGGCCTACCCCGCCATTGCTGACGTCGAACTCCGCCAGGCCCTTCTGGATGTCTTCCCAGTCGGAAAGGATGCCGTCGATCTCCTGGGTTTTTTTCGCCCCGAAGATGTCATTCATGGCGTCGTCCCAGGTGCCCGCCTCTTTCATGGCGGACTTGCTCTCCGACATGATCTTGAACAGGGCTTCTGCGTATTCCAGGTCGTTTGTATAGTTTTCTCCGGAGATTTTGAACCACTCGGCGACCTTGTTATCCTTCCCGCCGTACTTAATGCGGGAAATCATATTGACCACGCTGGACAGGTCACCGCCTGCGGCCTTCATGGCGCGGTCCCACTGCTGCACCTCTTCCGGGGTGGCACCCAAGAATTCGGACAAATCGAGGTAGTTGTCGCTCTTGGCGGCGATGTCCATCAGATCCGCCCACACGTCTCCGATTGCCTGGGAGATCGCGGACGTGATCCCGGTGAAGACGCTCTCGATCTTGTCGGAGATCCCGCCGGCGACCTCTGCGATATGCCCGAAACTCTCCGCCAGGGCATAGTTCTGCATGGCGCTCTCTTCGGCGCCCCTCTGCATGGTTTCGTATCCGGCGTTCGTGTCGTTAAGCTGATTCCTCATGTTCGCCAGGGCAGTCCTGGCATCATTCAGCTTAATCTCATATTTGGCGATGGCTTCTTCGTTGTCGCCGTACTTTTTCCGGACTTCCTCCAGCGCGTCCCGGTGGGCTTTGACGATCTTCTCCTGCTCCGCGATCTGCTGTTGCAGGTTCTTGGTCTTTACCCGGGCCTTGTCCTGCTCGCTGGCGTTCTTGCCCAGCTCCGCAGTCTCAGCTTTCAACTCGCTCCGGAGTGTCCGCAGGTGGCGGTTCGCGTCCTGTAGCGCTCGCTTGTATTCGTCCTCGCCGTCCAGAATTATCTTCTGTTTGATGTCGCCACTGGCCACGCTTGTCACCTCACATCAGTCTGTTCGTTATCTTCCCGCCGGCAAGCCGCACATCATAATCACTGCGGATCTTGAACATATCAATAATCATGCCGGGGGTCAGCTTTCTCGCTTCAGTAATCGTAAGGCCGGCGATCAGCGCGTACCCGTAAAACTCCCGGGCCCGCGTCTCCCGCCGGTTCATACGTTTTTTTCAATCTGTTCCAAGTAGTCGTCGTGGACGGTGTCGTCCGCTTCGTTTCCGTCCTGGGTTTCGGCCTTCATGCCTTCATTGATGGCAGCGTGCACAGCTTCCGTCAGCTTTCCGACGGACACATGGCGCACTTCATCGCCGGTCACGTTCGTTGTCAGTCCGGCCGCGTCCCGGGCGCTATTCGCCAGGATCCGGAAGACCGTGGCCATCGCTTTCGACAGGTTCACGGTGCCATCTCCTCCCCGGAGGCTGTCGTACATCTTCTTGACGCCGCCAAACTCGCTTTCGATCTGTTCGAGGGCCCACATATCAAACAGCAGGTCGTACTTGACCCCTTTGATGGTAATGCTTGCCATATCTCCTTTATCTCCTTTCAGAAAGCCCGGAGGCGCTCCCTGCACATGAGAGCGCCCCCAGGTCAATGTCAGCCGGAAATACCGGCCTTTCCCTTCAGCCAGGTCAGGGCCGCGGCCTCAGTGTCTACGCGCGTGTGGCTGTAGTACGTCACATCGCCGCCGGCAGTGAGCTGCACGCCCATCGCGTCGCCGGAAATGGTTTCCGTCTGGAAGTCAATGCTTTCGCCCTTGGTCTGGGTAGAATCGCTGTCCTTGCTGAACTGAACCTTGTAGATCCAGAAAGCATGGTACTTAACGACACCCTTGAACCGCTCCTTGCGGACGTAACCAACGCCCACGAAGGGCGCATCGCTTGCGGTCACGTTCAGCTCGTCGCCGGTTCCGGAAACGTGTCCGAGCAGAACCTTGTCCAGTTCGTCCGTGAAGTTGGACAGCTCCAGCTGCAAGGTCACACCGTTGACGCCGTTCTCGGAGTCGATCTGGTGATCGTCAGCGTGGAATTTGATGTCATCGCGTTCCTCGCTAATGTCGGCCCGGATCATGTAGTCCGCCAGCTGTGCGCCGGTACCATAGACCACGGCAGCGCCGTCTCCGCCGCTGGTGTAGGGCGCATAGGTCAGCCCCTTAATACCAACTTTAGCCATTTCTTTTTCACCTCATTATTTCTGTCTTGATGCGGTCAGCTTCGGCCCTCATGGCCGCCTGTACCGCCTCTTCGAGTTCTGGCTTTTTGCCAGTTATGAACTTGTCGCCGGTCTTGGCGGTCTTCTTTCCGCCATATCCGTAGTTGATCACGAAGCCCTTGACGGTGTTCTCATCCGTTCCGCCGCTCCCTGGGTACACTTCTGTCCAGGCGCTCCCCAGATCCTCGTGAATCTTGCCCATTGTGATGGATTCCATCAGTTCGCCGGTGACTACGTGGTGGTGCTGTTCTGTGCGCCGCTGCAGCACGCCGACTGCGGCCTGTGCTCCAGCCTCAACTACCCGCCGGATGTTCTCACGGCTTGCGAGTTGCTCCAGCTGGTCGCCGATATCGCCCATGTCAAACACGAACTTAGCCATTGCCCTCACCGGCCGTCAGCGCCCCGTACAGGGCCACCGTCCACGTCCAGCGGACCTTCCCGATCTGCTGGTCGAATTCCCTGCTGATCGTGTGCGTAAGGTCGCACACGCCCGCGTTCTCGAGCTCCTCCAGCTTCGCCTGCACCGCCATCGGCCAGGTGTCAGCGTCGCCCTTGACGTACAGCGTGATGATCACCTGCCAGATGGAGTCGATCAGATGGCCGTCCGCCCAGAGCTGCCGGGCCTCGCCGTTGAGCTCTACGACGCCATAATCATCCGGTGCCTTGTTCAACCAGGCATCCCGCACGAACTCGACGCCCTCGATCTCGTTCAGCTTCGCCACCAGCGCGTCAACAACGTCAACCTGCGTTGTTGCCTGCGTCGTTGCTGTCTTCCGCTTCGCCATTCTCGTCACTCCTTCCCGCCGTGATTTCAATCCCGCCGTCGTTCGTCAGGTACGTCCGTATGACCCTATAGCGCAGGCCGTGAAAGCGGAGGAAATGTTCCCCCTGATAGTCAGCGTCCAGCGTCAGCTTGAAAACAAGTTCCGGCTGTATGCCCGCGTTGAGTGCGTTGTAGTACTCGCTGCGGGTCACGCTCCGGATCTCGGCGAGCACCTCACGGACTGTTTCTGTGATGGCTTCGTGGACACCGTGGGCGCTGCGGGTTTCGGTCACGAGACCGATCACGTCAGCCCTCACCATCTCCGTCCGCCTCCTCGTAGTCCGTATAGGCCCCCGCGTGCATCAGCTGCACCTTCTGCGTGTTGTATGCGTCCTTCAGCCGCTCGAAATCATCCGGGCTGCCGAAGTGCATCCGCGCATAGGTAATGATGGCCCGCATACATAGCGCATCCGTCAACGTGCTGTTGTCCTGGACGCCGGTTTCTGTCATCGCGAAGTCCACCGTGCCGGGGAGAACTACCCCGGCGATCTGCAGATCCCGCGCCCCGGCATCAAGCAGTCCGGCGATTTCGCCGTCATACGCATCGGCGCTGATCCTCATCGCCAGCTTAGCTTCCTGAAGCATTCAGTTTCACCTCGCTAAGATAAGAGGCGGAGGCCGAAGCCCCCGCCCCTGTGTGTGTCGTTATCCGATCAGGCGTTCGCCTTGGTGTAGCGCACCAGGCCGACGCCGGTGGGCTTGCCATCGCCCAGGGCCATGCCGCGGAACACGGTGGAACCAGTCCGGAAGGCCACGGAAGCGTCGCTCTCGACCTCGACGTCCTTCGCGAAGTTCCAGACATAGCCTTCCTTCAGGTCGCCGAAGATGATGTCGGTGCCGACGCCGTCTTCGATGATCACCGGGAAGCCGAACACGTTGTACTTCGCGGGAGCCTGGGGATCCGCAACGACCACGGGCTGCTTCTGGGTGGTGGTCACGTTCAGCACGTTGCCGTAGAACGTGGCGCGGCTCATCACGAAGCAGGCGTTGGGATCATACTGAGCCGGCAGGCTGCCGATGATGGTCAGCAGGTCGGCGTAGGTGATCGCGGCCTTGGTGTAGGTACCCGTGGCGGTGATTGTAGCCAGGCCGGTGGGCTCGTTCGTGCCGGTGCCGGCGGCAACCTCCGCAGCCACCAGGCGGAAGATCTTGTTGGCCAGGCGGTCAACCAGCCAGTCCTCGAAGGCGGGGATGGCCATGGCCTTCACGTCCGCGGTGATCTCCACGGTCTTGATGAGCTTGTAGGCGCCCAGGGAAACGGGAGCCAGCGTGTCAGCGCCGTCGGTGGCAGCGGTGCCCATGGCAACAACGGCCGCGGCATTGATCGTGCCTTCCACGGGCAGGATCACGTTGCCGGGGATGTGCATCACGTCGATGGCGTTCAGGATGGGATAGAGCTCCATCTTGCCCCAGATCTTGTTCGCGGTCTCGGTGGGGATCGCGGCGGACGCCGTCACAGCGGCACGCTCTTCAGCGGTCAGTTCCTTGCCCTGCAGGTTCTTCAGGAACGCCTCCCGGTATTCGGGAGAATTTACAGCAAAACGATTTTCCATGTTCTTTTCCTCCTCGATGATTTTCTTGCCGTCCATCTTGGCGGCTTCTTCGGCTTTCCGCGCCTCTTCAGCAGCAGCTTTCTTGCGGGCTTCGATCTCGGCCTTGATGGCTTCCATCTCCTGGACCCGCTCTTCCAGTTCGTCGGTGGTCAGCGCGTCGCGCTTCTCCTCCGCAGTTTCGGCTTTCAGCTCTTCCAGGCGAGCCTGGAGCTGTTCGCCGTTCAGTTCGGACAGGTTCATTCGTCACTGCCCTCCTTTGTCAGATTTTCCAGCCGCTCCAGCAGCGCCGTCCGGCGCTCCTGTTCGGCCTGTGCAGCCCGTTCCTCCGCCAACTTCGCTTTCGCACTCTCCAGTGAGGCCCGCACGCTGTCCAGCGTCTGGCCTTCGGAAGCTGCCTGGATGTCAGTCTGCTCGTATGCCGGGAAAGCAACGGCGCTCACCTCGTACACCTTGCGGATGCTCATGATCGTCCGCTTGGGGTAGTCCGTGTCCGTGTCCTCCCAGATATCCTTATCCGTGTCCACCATGAACATGAAGCTCATGCCGCTCATGTCGCCACGCTGAACTGCGGAATAAAGGGCCCTCGCTTCCGCGTTGTTCTCGGTGTCGAGATCCACGCGGATCTCCATGCCGCGGTCGGTGACCGTCATCTGCATGGTGCTGTTCTCGTTGTTGTTCCGGCTCCTGGCCAGCGGGATCATGCTGGTGTTGTGGCCGATCAAAAACCGGACGTCCTTCAGGTCCGCCCCGGCCAGCGCCTGGTGGTCAATGCGCTCCTGGTACCAGCCCATGTCCGTGTCCTGGTCGAACACGATCGGCGTGCCGGTTATATAGGTGCCGTGCTGTTCGTTCTTCTCAGCGCGGACTTCAAAGTTGAAAGCCCTGCATTCTTTATTCATCCTGGTTCCCTCCATCCTGGTCGTCGTCCTTGACGTTCTTGTACTCACCGCGAATCGGTGTATATGCGCCCGCGCCGTCAGGCAGCGGCTCATAGTTGAACAGCTCGCGGATCTCATCGATGGTCAGCACGCCCCGGTCTCCCAGCTGCTGGGCCATGGAAATCTTCGAGCCGATGTTCATGTACTGCAGCCGGTTTGCCGTAAACGTGATCGCGTTCCCGCCGTTGCGCTCCCTCTCTGAAAAGACCATACGGGTCAGCGCGTCAGACAACTTGATGGCGAACGGTTCAATGGCCCCATTGAAAAAGGCGTCCAGCTCATCGCCGGTCGCCTCATTCCTTAGCACTTTTTCGCTGACTCCGAAGTAGTCGCAGACGTTTTCCTTGATCTGGGCCATCTGCTGCGGATCCACGGTCACCTGTTTCTGGCTCAGTTCCTTGATGTTCGTCATCTGGTTGCCGAACAGCAGGAGCCCGCCGCCTCCGGCCTGGAAGTTGTTCCGGTCAAAGCGTTCCCGCTCTTTCCGGAGGTCTTCGTCGAACGCTTTGCCTGTCAATTGCGCCATGAATCGGTATGTGGCCGCATTCTTGACGCCTTCCACAATGCCCTGGTTGACCATATTGACAAGTTCCATGGTGGGCTGCAGTGCGCTGTTCTTTTCGCCGAAAAAGTCATCCTTTAACTGGTGCTTCGTTACGATCGCACAGCGCCGGAGCGGTATGCTTCGCTTTTCTCCGCCCACAAAGGTGTACTTCAGATAGGGCTCACTGCCCCGCTGCACAACCTCGCAGGTGCTCGGAAGCACCGGGAAGAATCCGGCGACCTCTCCCATGTCGTCCAGCAACGGCACGATGAACAGATTGTTCTGTACGTCGTAGATATTGCTGCACCTTTCGAGAAACTGAGGCCACGTATACCATGGGTTCGGCTCGGTCTTCGTAGCTGTCCACAGCTTCATCCGGGCCGTGCCCTGCATCTGGTACTTCAGCTTCCCGACGTGCCGGGCTTTGGCGTCAACCGCCGCCCGCACCAGTTCGCTCTCGTAGATCTGGCCGCCCCAGCTGCGGAAAACCGGCTGGTATGCCGTCAGCGTCTTGAAAACGCTCTCCGCCGGTTCGGACTTCGGCCTGCTGCCAAAGATCCGCTCAATAAGTCCCATTTTCTTCACCTCTCATTGCTCAGCTGAGCAGCCATTTCCTCATAATAGTTATGCCGCATACAGATTGCGTCGCTTAACGCCGCCATCCCGTCGATATGTTGCTTTGCGCTTATCTTCACCAGCCGACGCCGGTTGGTTCCGTCTTCCAGCTTCAACGCCGAGTCCAACATGTGGACCTTCATCAGGTCGTTGTCCGACATACACCGGAGCCGGCCGTCCTTGATCATGCCCTCCATGTCGATCAGCACGCCGGTCAGGTTGCTCCCCTGGCTGACGCTCTCCATGCTGAAACCGTCGGCCTCCATGTCTTGCACCAGGTAAGCGGCACTGTACCTGTCGTATCCCACCTTGAGGGGCAGGATTTCGTATTCCCGCTCCAGCTTTCGGAACCACTCATGCACGTCGTGGTAGTCCACCGTGTTCTCTCCGGAGATGGTCAGCAGGCCCCTTTCAGCGTAGATGCGATACGGGAGGCCGTCGCGTTGAGTCGCCTCCTCGACCATGCCAGCAGGCATGAAAAACTGCGTCTCAAACCAACTGACGCCGTCCTTCTCGATCACGATCACGGCGGCCGTCAGGTCGACAGCCAGGGAAAGGTCGATGCCACCCAACGCGTAGGTGTGCCGGAAGTCCTCAAAGGTCAGATTGTTTCCGAAGCACTTAGCAATGTCCCGACTGTTCAGCCATGCCTGGCTGCTGCTCTGCTTGATGCAGGCCATCTTGGTCAGGAACTCGGCCTTGTTTGCTAAGCTCTCCTCCGCCTTGGCAATCTCATCCAAAATGTAGCTGGCGGAGACGCTCACACCCAGGTTCGGGATGCTCTTCTGCAGTTCGCTAAGGTCGTTCCACTTGTCCAGGTTGTCGATCTGGTAAAGAAAAGGCAGCAGACGCTTCTCGCGACTGTTGCCCTGTAGGAATGACGTAGCTCTCCGAAAGAGTTCGTCATAGATACCATCGTTAATGTAGTTGGCCGTTGTGATCGACAGGATCAGCGGCTGCTCACGGGCGCCCAGCGCGGAGGTCATGACCCCGTACTGTTTGATTCCCTGATCTCCGACCCAGGCGGCGATCTCGTCGCAGACCGTCAGATGAGGGTTGAAGCCGTCGCTCTTCTTCTCGCTGAAAGGCACTTTTTTGATGGACGTGTTCGTGCTCGCAATGTAGATGTCCATCTTCCGCTTCTTCGTGATCTTCATCAGATCCGGCTCCGCACTGATGGACTGCCAGAAATCATTGAACACGATGTCCGCTTGTTCCAGCTTCGGTGCAAGGAAGTAACAGTCTGCGCCGCGCTCGCCGTCCGCGTAAGCCATGTACTCCGCGATCCCGGAGGCCAGGAGGCTTTTTCCGTTCTTCCGGCCCATCACCACGAACACCTCGCGGTATACCCGGATGCCGTTTTCATCCACCAGTCCGAAGATGCAGCTGATTAGTGCCTTCTGCCACATCTCCAGCTTTACCAGCCTGGGGGACAGTTTGCCCTTCGAGTGGTGGCAGAATTTCTCGAAAAAGCGGATAGCCCGGTTCGCCTTCTTCTGATCGAAGAAGTAAGCCTTTTCCTCCAGATCGGAGACGATCCGCTCATATAGCAAACGGATCCAATGACCAACAGTCACGGACCCGTCTTCTATCGCCTGGTAATATTTGAGTATCCAGTTCTCCGCAGCGGGTTTATTCATTCAGGAACTCACCCAGCTTATCCCCTGCCGGCGCTTCAGCCCCCAGGCGCTGGATGATGTCCAGCATCACGCCCAGCGTCTTGTTCGCCGTGTCGTTGTATTTCGGCAGCTGCGCCACAAGCGGGTTGGTCTCGATCTTCTCCTGTCCCATCGAGCCAACGGTCTTCATAATAAGGTTTCCGGCGACCGCTTCCTGCATCTCCTGGATGATTTTTATCTGTCCAGCGTACCGGTCAGCAGCGGAGACAAACAAAACATTATCCCTGACTCCGTACTGTTCCGCCAGATCCATGATCTCATCGAAACTCAGCTTTTTCTTTGCCATCTCCGCCCCTCCTTCCGAAAAAAAACTGATCTTTTACTTATAGAGCGAAATTCGTGACCCTCGCCCAGAGTGTGGCCCCTCTCCACGTTCTGGCGAACAAGGGGGGATTACAGTGCAATGTGCCCTGCTTCGTCAGCCCTCCACCTTGTGTCGGTATGCTCTTCCATGTGGCACTGTTTACACAACAGCTCAAGGTTGTCCCAGTTAAGTGATATTTGAGGATCAGCCAGGTTCTCTGGTGTCAGCCTGATCTTGTGGTGCACCTCGTCTCCCGGAACAATCAAGCCTTTTGCCAGGCATCGCTCGCACAGCCCATTCTTTTCCACCCTATAGCCATCCCTGCATTTCTGCCATGCGAACGAATTGTAAAAACGTCTCGCAAATGAATGCACAGCGGACCCTCCTCGCCGTTATGCTGTGCGACCCGCACGGTGGGCGGAGATGTACCCGCCGGCCCCCACTCAAATGGTGGACGAATAAGAAGAGCACCCGGTCATGTCCTCCCCGGGTGCTACTCTGCACGGTATCATGTTAGTACTAAGGTAACGCACATTCAATAACATTTGTCACATGACTTTTACTGATTCCAAAAGCCTCCGGTGCATAACACTATAAACCAAAAACATACCGCAATGAATGAATCGACAAAGCTGTACTTGCCTGTTTTCGGTTTTCCGTCCGTAATCATACCGACCGCCAGTACCAACCCCAGGTAAACAATCATAGTTATCTGCTGCCATTTCATGTCAATCCCTCCACATAAGCCGTCCGCAGTCTGTTGACGTGCTGCCTGCTGAGCTCCAGCTGCTCTCCGATCCGCTCATCAGTCCAGCCCAGCGCATAATAGTTTCTGACTATGATCCTGAGCCGCCGGTCCAGTATCTCCTCCATGATCCGCTCGAACTCGTCTACCATGCCGCGCAGCTCCTCGGTCTTGCTTTCGATCTTGTCCAGGACTTCGTCTGTGTCCTTGCGCTGGAGCAGTGCGGCCTCCGGGTCATTGGTGCCTCGCGGCATCCCTGTGATCTGTACAGCGTGAACAGGGCGCGGGCCTCCGATGAACTGATTCAGAAACTTAGATTGTCGTTCTAATGTTTCGATCTCGATGACGATGTCGCGGTAGTTCTCCAGCAGCTCACGTTTTGTCATGTATCCCCACCTCACTATTATCTGTCGTTGAATGCGCCGGGCCGGAGTTGAACCGGCCGGCAGCGGGTTTTCCTCCAGCGCGGAAACAGGGAGCGAGCCGTCCTTTCTTTCATCCGCACCTTCAGCACTGCCCCGCCCGGCGGCGCTTGTCTCCGGATAGCCGGTCACGGCCAGGCCTTAATCCGGAGGAAACTGTCATTGTCTGGCGGTCAGCTCGTGCACTGTCCGCTGCATTGCCCGGAGCGAGGCTTCCAGCTCCTCGATCAGTAACAACGCATTAAACATTAAATCGTTCTCGCACCCGTTCCTTGCGAAGTCCCCGGAGTGGTACGGACACCCGCTGCAGCTGTCGATGTCATGGTATACAGAGCAGTGCCGGAGGCCTTCCTTTGTGTCCTCGTGGTTCATTCACTTCACCGACTTTCCTGCTTCATCTTTGCACCGCAATGCGGACAGTAATCAAATTCTTCTGTGCAATTGTCCATAGTGCTAAAAACGTGCTTACAGGCAGAGCAAACAATGTGATTATTAGAATATGCTCCTTCATACGCAAGGCACTCCGGATATTCAATCCATTCCGCTTCCTGCTCTTTCAGCAGCTCGATGGCGTCATCTTTTAATCGTATCTTACAGCCAACGTTAATACCTACATACGGGCATCTGTAGTCACAACGGCCAGCCCTGCACATCGTTAACCCCTTTATGACCTTCTCCCTGTCAACCATTCCATGTCACCGCCTGCCCACAGAATCCGCACCAGTGCGGGTATACTTCACTGTTCAACCCCTCGCCACAGTTAGGGCAAGCTCCATATTTGACCTCTGCACTCACCCCGTCGATTTTAGCTGGTACAGGCTCCTGTTCTCTCAATAGGGAAATAGCATTGTCGCACGCATCCATTGCCCTGCATTTTCTACTGCCTGTTCCTGGGCCTATATTTATTAATCTTTTCGCAACTTCCAACCCATTGATGGCAAATTTTATGTCGATCACCCGAAAGCCTCCTCTCCCGTGTCCTCCACCGGCTCCAGGAAGAAATACATCCCGTCCCCCATGTACAGCTCCTCGATTGCCCGGTCGATGGATGTCCGCATGACCTCCAGCTCCTGCCGGATCTCGACCAACCGCAGCCCTATGACCGCCAGTGCCAGGCATACAACAAGCGCCACAGCCAGCTGCAGCAACGTCACTTTCTTCATCTACAGTCCCTCCCTTTTTGCGTATTCTATCGATTCCTCCGCCGCTTCCCGGAACTCCCCGGCCTCGAACGCCGCCCGGAACCGGTCAACGTCTGCCTGCGTCCTGGCTTCGTAGTGGTTGATCACCATCCGACACCGGATGCAGTACAGCCCCTTCAGGTGCCCGGACTCCCTCCGGCGCTTCCGCCAGATCGGCAGGCCCTCCTGGCCGCAGTTAATGCAGAAGAAGCGGCTGGCGGTAAGCTGTCGTCTGCTACCGGCCATTGTCGTCGCCCTCTCCTGGAATCTTCGGCAGCGGCATCCACCAGATGATGTTGTTGCACCCGCCGCTGGTGATCCATCCGTTGTCCCACTGCCGGCCCTCCCAGTGTGTGCCGAAGCACAGCGACCGGACGCCGGCTTTTGTCTCCTTCACGCAGAGCACCTGCACGCCGTTCTTCGGCGGGTCCATCAGTGCATCGTGCCAGACTCCGTTTTTAATGCTCACGGTGTAGCCTCCTTCAAGCTGTTGATGTGCCTCCTGATCTCCCTGCAGATCTTGTAATTTCCGCAGGTGACAGTGACATCATTTACAACGCACTTTTCATCCCCGAACATCTTCGTCTGATCAAGCTGCGGCTCGAATACCTGGCAGATCTCACAGTCTTCAAATGGCAGGTCTTTTTTGATGTCAATCATTTACTTGTTATACCCTCCTTTTCCTCTCCCTCTGGCCTGCCGATCGTAGCGCAGCTCCCGCCAGTACTGACGGATGGCCCGCATATTCACGACATCAACCTTCTGTTCCTTTTTCTCTTCGTGCCAGGCTTTCCAGGCTTTGTACTCTGTACAAACACTGTGGCAGAGCAACTTTCGCCTGGTGCAGTCTTTGCAGGGGCATCTTTTCACACTCAGTCAGGCCTCCTTACCTTGATATGATCGACGACTTCCTTTGTAAATATTACGGTTCCGCAGTTTTCGCACAGTCTCCGCCTTATCACACCGTTGTAGCTGATGTCCGTGTCGGTCACTTTCGTCCCGACTTTCTCATGACAGCCAGGACATAGGAATTTCAAACGGTTTGCCTTATTTTTTCTCATGGGATACTCCTTAAAAATTATTGTTATTATCACATTTTCACATCACATCACACTTTTTAATTATCTATACGCGCGTAGAAAGTAATTCTATATCGCGCGATTTTTTTATCCTCATATATACACACGTAAAAAATCGCCGTGTGATGTGAAAGTGTGAAAATCAATCGAACGGTGTCGAGATTTCCACAGGCGTCCCGGAGTCCTTGAACATGATCGCCTTGAAGTGCAGGACATAGGTCCCGGTTTTAAGGCCGTTGATCTGCGACCACACTTCCCAGTGCCTGTTTGTCTTGGAGTGGTTCGTGAACACAAGGCCGCGCTCATCGCACCACTTAATGAAGGACGCCAACGTCCAGCCCCTCCTCTCCATCTGTTCCTTCAGCACGCTGCGGATGATCTTCACATCCCCCTCGTCTGTCACCTCGCCGTAGATCTCAGAGCCTATAGGCGTGTCATCGTTGAACCTCCGGAACCTGGACGCATTGCTGGCGACGAAACCGACCAGCCAGTCCTTGGCCTTCTGGTTCGTGTCTACCATCTCCTGCGTGGCCAGGAAGGGCAGAATGTCCTCCGCCGTCATCCGAGGGTATCCGCATCCGCCGAAGATAATCGAATTCAGCAGGGCATCCCCAACCAGGAGCGCCGCGCCGTAGTTCGCCTGCTTGCCTGTGACACTTTTGCTAAGTTCGCGCTTCAGGGCGTTGAAGGTGTCCCGGATCGTGCTCTTGAAGTCCTCCTGCTTCAGGATCCGCTCGATGATCGCCTTTCCTGCGTGGCCGTAGTTGTTCCGGATGGTGTCGGCGAAGTCTCCCATGTCTCCCGGTATAATCTTCTCGCTTGTCTCGATGCTGATTACGCGGTTGACAGCGCCGGCACGGCCATCTGCTGAGATAGGCTGCTCTCCGTTGGTGATGATCACGTTCATCCAGCGCGACTGCTCCCGGAGGCCACCGTCCCGCGCTCCCCTGGCTCTTCCAGTCCCTTCGCAGAGCATATAAATAATGTCGTCAAAGTCTACGCTCTTCTGAATCGTCTGTAGTTCGTCCAGGATCAGCGGCATATTGTTGCAGAACCCGGCCAGCTGTTCGTTTGCTACCTTTGTAGCATTCAGCGACCGCATGAACCTCCCCATGACAGGGTCAGCCCACATACTGGCCGCCAGCATCAGGGAGATCGTCTTTCCGGTTCCGCTCTCCGTTCCCCACAGATGGACCATGAAAGGCTGCTGACTTGTCCACTTCAGCACAACGGACGCAACACTGGCCGCCATGACGATTCGCGCAGGCAAGTATTGCTTGTCAGCCATCACTTTCCCGGCGGTTTCCTTCCAGACGTCAAAGCTCCCTTCCTCGTGCACAGCTGCGTAGGCGTCTTCGTACTTCCCGGAGCTGTCGTATTCCACCCCTTCGATGTATGGGCTGAAGCCGTAGCCATCCACCCATCCGAGGCGGGCCACCGTCTTCCGGCGCGGGATAATGTTCCGGTTCAGCGTGTCCATCTCAGCCAGGAACCGCACAACGTCCTTCGCGTTCTCACTGGTGATGTCCATCCCGTACTCGCTCAGCGCCGTGATCGTTCTGCTCTGGCTGATGATCTTCCTGTCTACAAGCTTCTTGGTATGCCATCTGCCATCGAGCTTGTAGCTAATGTCCATCAGTTCGCTCCCGGTCTCAACGTTCACATATCGGCCCGTTGGGAATATCGGATGCCCGCAGACCTGAACCTCTTCACCGTAGAATCCGAGGTAAAACACCCGCTGGTCTGTGCAGATATACTTGCCGTAGCATGGCGTTCCTTTCAGCATTTCAGAGAGGCCTTCCAGCGTCCCCCGCTGGGCTTCCGCATCCTGCTCTGCTTCCTGCTTCTTCTCTTCCTTCTGCCGCTTCTTTTCTTCGGCTTCTTCGGTTTTCATGTCCTTTTTGAGTGCCCGGACCATCATGTCGAAGGTCTTCGCAGACACTCCGCACTTCAGCGCCCGCTCCCTCAGTGCCGCCGTCAGCCTCTCCCGGGTGAGTTCATCGTCCACCTGTCGCAGGAGCTGGTAAGGCTGAGAGCCCATGAATGCGTCATAGTCATATTCCTTGCAGAGATCCTGAGCATCGGAGTATTCAAGCAACCCTACCATCTGCCCTTATCCTCCTGTCCTCAAGATCTTGCAGCCGCTCCATCGCGTACCGCCTCAGTCCAAGGAATCCGCCGAAAGCCGGACCCGCGTGCTCATCCCGTGCCGGTTCGTTTTCTGCTACCATGCCGTCCAGGAAGAGAAACCAGTCCAGCCAGCCCTCATACTCCCGTTCGAGCCGTTCGCGCTCCTGGAGCCTCTTCCGCTCCTCCGCCTCCTGCCGGATCCGCTTCTGTGCCCACTTCAGCGCCTTCAACTGATCGACCTCGCCGTCGATGTCCAGCCCGAGCCCGAAGTCCTGATTGATTCTCTGGAGAGCGTCCTTGAAGCCGATGCCGTAGAGCTCCCGGGCCAGGTTGATCACATCGCCGCCCTTGTGGCATCCGTAGCAGACCCAACCGCGCCCGCCTCCATAGACCTTCAGCGAGGCGTCCGTGTCTCCGTGCAGCGGGCACACTGCGAACCCGTGCCTGTTCACCTTGACCCCGTTGGCCTCCAGCATCTGGCGGCATGACACCCTGGCCTTTATCTCATCGGCGTATTGCTGATTCCGCATCATCTGCCGTCATCTCCTAATATCTCGATAATCTTCCGCCCCGTGTGCATTTTGTCGCAGAATGCCCACTCAAAGCCGTAATGATTCCCCATTGCCATCATGATCTTGAAAAGCCTTTCACCGCTGACGGCCAGGGGCGAAACCTTCAGCCTCGGATTCTTCCATCCAATAACATCCTCAAGCTTCCGGATGCGGTTGGAGTGCTCCACCAGCACGATCAGCCGACACCCTGCACGGTTTGCCCTGTCCACCTCGCGCAGAAACCTCGCCCTGTCCTGGACAAGGTTCCCGGCGACCTCCAGCAGGTTCTGCTTCCGATCTATCACAACCCCGGGCCTTTCGGGGTTCAGATAGTCGCCGAACGAAAGCGCCCGGCGGCTGATCTGAATCCCCTCAGCCTCAAAGGTCTGCATAATCCGGACAATGGCCCGCTCCTTCTCGCGGGTGTCCACCACAATCTTCATCAGAACGGGATCTCGTCGTCTGTGTCAACGACCTCCATACCGCTGGATGGATCTGTGGCGGCCGCCGGAGCTCCTGCGTCGTTCTTGCTTCCGCAGAAGTCGAAGGACTCAACAACAACGCCCCAGAAGGTCTGCTTCTGTCCGTCCTTCTCGCTGGTGCTGGATTCCATCCGGCCCTCCACAACGATGTCCCGGCCCTTCGTTACGTATGCGTTGATCGCCGCCCCGGTCTTCCCGAAGGCCGTGCAGTTGAAGAAATCTGTGTTCTTGTTTGCCATCTTTTCCTTGCTGAGCTTCCTGTCCACAGCCACCGTGAACCTGCAGAACTCAACGCCGCTCGCTCCGGTCCTCATTTCGGGGTCGCGTACCAGTCTTCCGTGAATCATGATCTTGTTCATTACTCTATTCCTCCGTTTTCTTCAAAATCGCTCAGCAGTTCCGCCCCCGTCAGGATCCGGCTCTGCCTGCACCATTCACACATATCGCACCGCTCCGGGTCGATGGCTCCGTCCTTGATTGCCTCATACCTCGGCAGCACCTGCTTCATCCAGGCCATTTCAGCGTCCATCCGCTCCTGCTCGATCTTAATGATGCGGATGTCCGGCGGGGTTTCCTTGGTGATCACCGCCAGGTAGCAGGGCACCTTCTCGCCGCTGTTCGCCTCGTAGATCTTCTGGTAAATAGCCATCTGCAGGGGCCAGTCCCAGGCCGTCGCGAAGTCCACCCGGCCCTGTCCGGGAAGGTATTGGCTCCGCAGGTCCTTCACCGTCTTCAGGTCCACAATCCGGCCCCTGGGAAAAAGCACGTCAAACTTCGCCTTGAACGGCACCCCGAAGATCTCCGCCGTCATGATCGTCTGGTGGTCGCCTTCCATGTATTCCATGAAGAGCTCATCCCGTCGGGCCCGCTTCACCATCTCCTGACAGAGCATGAATTCCGCCTTCAGGTTTCCGTCCCGCTTCATGACCTCCGGGTGATCCAGCACCCAGCTCCCGAAGTCCCCCGTCAGCGCTTCGTCCACGAACTGCCCCTGGAGCAGGGCCTGGCTCATGGGCCGGACATAATCGCCCCGGAGCGCCGCCATCGTGGCAGACTCGCACCGCTTAAAGCTCTTGATCTGGCTGGCGGAGAAGTATGCCTGGTCAGCTTCCTGGCTGTAATAGTTTTCACTGTTCAGATTCAATCTGTTTCCCCTCCTTTGCAGCTGCCCCCTTCGCTGCCTTCGCGCACTCAGCGCACAGCTGCTTCCCGTATTTCTTCTTTGTGTACGCCGCAAGCTGTTTGACGTTCATACTGAAGGCCGGCTGCATGAACTGCCCGCACTCTTCGCAGGCGATCTTCACGTCCTCCGGAGCTTCCTTCCGGATCCGGAGGCACTCCACCGTGTCGCCGCCGAATTTCGTCGTGCTGGCGTAGATCTGGACGCGCTTCCCGGCCCACTTCTCAATGTACGGCCCGTACATCTTCGCGATGGTCTTCATGTTCGTGACGTTCAGGATCATCGGCTTCTCGCCTTCCTGCCAGTGGCACACAGGGCACTCTTCCTTCTTGCCACCCGTGCCGGTGATCATCTCCCGCTTCACTTCCCTGATTGTCAGGATCATATCCTTCCCGGCCTCCAGGCTGTAAGCGCCCAGATAATCCGGATTGATCAGCTTCTTCCAATGGGTCTCGCTCATAAACTGCTTACCTCCCTTACGTTCTCCGGGCCGAATGTGTTCTTGAGCGCCGAAATGTAATTGCCCTCTTCCACAGCTCTGTTCGATTCGATCAATGAATCAATGCTGTTCTTGAGTTCGGCAATTTGTCCGGAAATATCGCTCAGGTAGCTGTCCATCATGTTTGTCTGGTCTTCGATTGCCCCCTTAATCTTTTTCAATGACCCGCAGATGTTCCGTGACAATCCATCAATCGATGAACCTTCACAAGGACTGTTGCTTGTTATGGCGCTCAGTATCCTTAAAAGAACCTCATTGTCTGGCTGATCTGCCTCAGAGACGGCCTGCTGCGGTGCATCGCTCTCTGCGCTTTCTGTGTCATCAGCACGCTGCTCTTTCTGCTCTTCACTGTCCGGTTTCTGCATAGGCTTCTTGTGCTGGTTCCTCTGCCTGACAAGACCCTTGTAATCTTCATAGGTTTCAGATCGCAGGATCCTTGACAGCGTTTCATCGCTGATTTCCTTTTCTTTGCAGTACCTGTTTACACGAACTACATAATCCTTAAGAGTCTCTTTGTCTTCTCGCTTAACATCGGCAATTATTTGCTTGATATCTCTAAAGTTTTTCAGAGTAACGGCTGGCTTTCTGCTCATTCTCAGTTTCCTCCGTTCCGTATAATTTCTTCTTTAATAATCTGACACTCGCTGATCGTTTCCCGGATGTTCTCCTGGGCCTCGCTGATCTGTGTTTTCAGGTCCTCCAGCGTCTGCATCTCCGCCTTCAGGTCGTGAATAATATCGTCAATTGTCATTTGTTCATGACTCCCTTCATGTTCCGGATGATCTCGACGGCCTTCAGGCATTGCGGATGTGGCTGTTCTATGCTCAGCATATACACCGCCCGGCTCCCGTCAGCCATGCACACCTTGATCCGCTCCGGGATCTTGCTGTCACTGCCGGGGTCCCACAGGCCTGTGACCATCGTGGTCGGAAGTGTCCGAATCTTTCCACTCACAGCTCCACCCCCAGGATCGCAGCCGCCCGGTCGAACTCCTGCCGGAGGGTCCGCCACTGGTCGACCGTGTAGCTCAGCGTGTCGCATCCCTCCGCCAGCTCCACGTCGATGTACAGCTTCTCGTTGATGTCGCTCCGGCGATACCGCGCAAAGCTGCCTTCTACTTCCCGGACAGTGAAGCCGTCGTACATCATCGGCTTCTCGATCTCCGCAGGCTTGAAGGTTGACTGCTGGAGGGCTTTATCGAAGAAGCTGTCCGCCGCGTCCTTCATGTTTTCCATGGCATCCGCTGCGGTCTTCGGCTCTTCCTTGGCGGTCTCTTCGGCCTGCTTCTCCTCGTAGGCCTTGCGCTCGGTCTCGTCGTAGATCAGCCGGATCTTTTCCTTCTTCTTTTCCGCTTTGGCCAGGGCTACGGCCCGGGCCTTTCTCCCGCTCTCTACCGGAGACATTCCGACCCGCTTCGGGAGCTTCTTGAAAAGTTCCGGGTAGTTCTTTTTGATCATTTTCTTGATTGAATACCAGACCGCCGTCGGGTTCGCGCATCCGAGGCTTTCCAGGTACGGGTAAGGGTTCTCTCCGCTGATGGCAATGTTCGCCGCCTTCATGCGTTGCTCCAGGTTAATCTTCACGATCGTTCCGTCAGCCATTTCTGTATCTCCTCTTTCCGGTTCATCTTGTTTCTGTAGTTTCCGCAGACAGCCCCATGTGCAGACGTGCTGCTGCTTCCATTTGTAGGCCCACTGGTTGGGATACAGGACATAAAACTCCTTCCCGCAGGCCGGGCACTTCTCAGTCATCCCGTCACCCCATCCCAAGCCAGAGCACGCACAGGAGCACGGAGCTGACGAACGGGAGCACTACCAGCGCCCAGCTGTACATCCGTGCAGCAGCTGCTTCCTCCTGGGAGACCCGGGCCGTGATCTTCTTCCCGGTGGCGGTCCTGAATGTCTTGTACTCACTCATGGCTGTACACCCCGTTGTATCCGGCACCGCTCCACACGATGTGGGCGTTGGTCATCGGATAGGTCTTGTCCGGCGGCGTGTGCGGTTTCTCCAGGCTCAGCCCTACCGCTCCGGCGATGATCACCGCCAGCAGGAGGCACACACACAGGGCCGTCTTGATGGCTT